GCTTTAACACCTTTTCACACTCCATTGAAATGGATGGCGACGTAATAAAAAACATTGAACTTTTTTATTTAACGCTCGCTGAACTTGGTTACAAAGTTGAGAAGCAAATGGCAATAGATTGTCTTTTAAAAGTTGCACACGAGAACAAATATGATCCAGTTAAGCTTTACTTAGATCATGTAAGTTCAGAAGTTGAACCAACATACATTGACCGATTAGCAACAACATACTTAAGACCACAAGACGCATCCATTGATGAACCAACTATCTACGATGTAATGCTTAAGTTAACTCTGATAAACGCCGTTAGAAGAGTGTATCTTCCTGGTTGTAAACACGATACCGCTACTGTTCTTCAAGGTAAGCAAGGAATTAAAAAGTCATCTTTTTGGGCCGTCTTGGCTGGCCCCTTTTTCTCGGATGCTCTTGGTGATGTTTCCTCAAAGGATGATTTACTTGTACTTTTTAGATCTTGGATAATGGAATGGGCTGAAATTGATAGCGTGACTTCAAAGAAACATGCTGGTCATATAAAAGCGTTTTTATCTCGCTCAACTGATTATCTGCGAGTTCCTTATGGTAAAGCAGTTGAAGAATGGCCTAGAACTTCAATTATTGTTGGATCAAGTAACAAAGAATCAGGACTATTATTTGATGATTCTGGCAACCGCCGCTTTCATGTCATTCCATGCACCGTTGAATCTATTGATCTTGATTCACTCCAATTAGAACGTGATGCAATTTGGTCTGGTGCTGTTGCAGCGTGGAAAAATAAAGAATCACATTTCCTAACTTTTGAACAAGAAAATAAAATTGAAAAAGAAAATTTAACTTATATGGTTGATTCGCCTTGGTTAACTGTTATCAGCCAATGGTTAAACAATCCTATCAATAAAATAAAAGACGTTACTATTGAAACTCTTCTAACTGAGGCCATAGAAAAACCAATTGAACGACAAACAAAATCAGACACTATGACTGTCTCATCTATTCTCAAAAACTTAAAATATGAGAGAAAGAAAAAAAGAGTACAGGGAACACCTAAATGGGTTTGGAACCCTCCAAACTCTTAAAGTTCCCACTTGTTCCCACCTTGTTCCCACCTCTGGGAACGCTCAAAAACCCTTCTGTTACTACTTATTTACTATATGTTCCTTATGTTCCTATGTTTTTATATATAAATATAATAATAGGTATATAAGGGGTATATATATAGCTCAGGTAAGTTTGTAAGAAAGGTGGGTACAGCTAGGAACGTGGGAACACTTTTAATCTCATTTTTGTCTCATGCACGTCTCAAAGAAAAATCAACCCGTCGTCGATCGACTTATTCTCTTGCTTGCTCAATCTGAATATGTTGCAGACGCAATTTTGGATAATGCTCTTGATGATCAAGAAAGATTAGACCCTAAAATTGTTGCTGGCTTGACTCAATATTTAGTCCGAGTTGCAGATATACTTTGTGCAGCAGAACAAGCTGATTTAAAACCATTATCCAACGAATAAGGTATATTTTATTTATGGCGAATAAATCAACCAAAATTGAAGTCAATAACAGAGTCAATGATATTTATCAATTACTCTTAGAAATTCAAGAACGCAAATAGCTCTATATGCAGCAGAGAAATGGGGTGTAAAAATGAGGACAGTAGACGAATATTTGTCAAAAGCTCGTGAATTGCAGCAGATGGATGCTCAGGTAGAAAGGCCAACTTGGCTTTTGGCTGCTATATCTCGTTTACAAAATTATGAAAGTAAGGCAGCAAAGAGTGGACAATTTCAGGCGGCTAACAGAGCAATTGAACTTCAAGCACGTCTTTTACGTTTTGAATTAAGTTGAGCAATCTTCTTACAGGTATTTGTGAAAATGAGCCTTTAATGGCTTTTGCTGAAAGAGATGTTTTTTATTCTCCACCAACAGCAGAAGAAGTAACCAATACTGTTTATAAAACTTTGTTGCCTCATCAAGCTTCTTTTTGTTCAGACCAAGAACACCGTAAGTTAGCTTTAGTGTGTGGCTTTGGGGCAGGAAAAACTGTTGCACTAATAGCTAAAAGTGTGATTCTTGCAGCAAAGAATATTGGTTATGTTTCAGCACTCTTTGAACCGACAAACACAATGTTGAGGGATGTGTTGCATAGGTCAATGCTTGAGATGTTGGACGAATGGAAAGTTCCTTTTACTTACAGAGCCTCACCAATGCCAGAGTTAACAATCAATTTTAAGGAAGGCAGCCATACAATTTTGTTTAGAACCATTTTGAATTACCAACGCTTGAGGGGGCAAAACTTATGTTCAATCGGCTTTGACGAGGCTGACACTGTGGGTTCTTACGATGCCGAATGTGCGATGAATATGGCACTTGCTCGTTTGCGTTCAGGCAATGTTCAACAGTTTTTTGTAACTACAACTCCTGAAGGTTTTGGCTTTGCTCATAAAACATTTAAGAAAGAAGCAAAAGAAGACACAAGATTGATCCAAGCAAAATCAACTGATAATCCATATTTACCACCTGACTTTATTGAAAATCTATATTTGAATTACGATAAAAATTTAATTGAAGCCTATCTCAACGGGAATTTTGTCAACTTAAATACTGGCTCTGTATATACAAGATTTAGTAGAGCAAAACATGTTATTGATAAATTACCTTTTGTCATTCAAGGTGAACCATTGCTTTGTGGCGTTGATTTTAATGTGGCAAACATGAACGCTGTTATTGGTGTGAAAGAGGGGGAAAAGCTTTATGTCTTTGATGAAATATGTAAAGAATTAGACACTGATTCACTAGCAAGGGAGATAAAACGCCGTTACCCTACAAACAAAATTTATGTTTATCCAGATGCAAGTGGGGCCGCACGAAATACAACTAATGCGTCAAGGACAGACATATCAATCCTCGAAAGTTACGGATTTGTTTCAATGGCTCTCAAAAGCAATCCACCGATCAAAGACAGAGTTCAAACCTTACAAGCACTCTTGGAAAACTCAAAGGGACGGGTGCGAATGGCGGTTCATGCCCGTTGCAAATCATTAATTGAAAGTTTGGAATTACAAAGTTATGACGAAAAGACAGGCTTACCAGATAAGCAAAATAATTTTGATCATCTCAATGACTGTTTAGGCTATTTGGTATATCGTGAGTTCAATATGATTTACAGTCGAGCAGGTGGCAAAACAGGCTTTAGAATTTACTAAAAGCTTGATACTATGAGGGTAAAAAGTGTACGGAACTCTTGATAACATTTACAACCCCATAACAACCGTTAAAGCAAAAACGGTTGCAAGTCCTAATGCTGCCTATCAAAGAATGTCTCCATTTTGGGGGCTTATAAAAGATTTAAGAGAAGGTACACAACAAATAAGAGCACAACATAGAAAATATTTACCCCAAATGGTGAGAGAGCAAGATGATAGTTATGATGTCAGATTAAGCAAGTCGGTTGTAGTCCCTTTTGTACAAAGAATTGAAAAGATGTTGGCAGGTATGTTGGTTAGAAAGCCAATAAGACTTGATGATGTATCTGATTTAGTAAGAGAGCAATTATTTGATGTTTCGTTAGAAGGAGAAGATCTCAATCAATGGCTTTTTCAAACTGCAAGACAAGCAATTTCTTTTGGTCATGTTGGTGTCCTTGTTGATGCTCCGAAAGATGGTGACAAAGCCAGACCTTATTGGGTTACTTATTTACCGTCTGACATTTTAGGCTGGAGAACTAATATTGTTGATGGTCAAAGAAAACTATCTCAATTAAGACTAAGAGAAACAGTTATTGAATCAGACGGCAAATATGGTGAAAAAGTAGTTGAACAAATCAGGGTATTAGAGCCTGGTCAATATGAGATTCATAGAAAAAAAGATAAAGGAGATTTTTTTATTTTTGATTCTGGTTCAATGAGTTTGTCAGAAATTCCTTTTTCAATTGCTTACGCAAATAGATTAGGCCCATATGAATCAAGAAGCCCCTTATATGATGTGGCTGAACTAAATTTAAAGCATTATCAAATCCAATCTGATTTGGATAATATTCTTGCGGTAAGTGCAGTGCCATTGTTAACTTTTTATGGTTTTCCAGCTAGTGCTGATGAAATTTCTGCAGGACCAGGGGAAGCTTTAAGTTTGCCACAAGAATCTAGAGCTGAATATGTAAGTCCTTCAGGAGATAGTTTTGAGAGTCAATTTAGAAGATTAAACGATATCGAAAAACAAATTAATACGCTCTCGTTAGCAGCAGTAATGGGTTCCAAGCTGGTGGGTGAAAGTGCAGAGGCGAAGCACATTGATCGCAGCCAATCAGATGCAACGCTCATGGTTATGGCTCAACAACTTCAAGATTTAGTTGATAACTGTTTAAGGTTTCATTCAATGTATTTAAATGAACCGACGGCTGGAAGCAGTTTTGTTAACAGAGATTTTGTTAGTACAAGGCTTCAACCTCAAGAAATACAAAGTTTGCTGCAGTTGTACACGGCTGGAACAATTTCACAAAAAACTTTATTAGATCAACTTTCCTCTGGTGAAATTTTAGCCGATGATTTTGATATAGAAGAGGAGCTTGAAAGCACGCAGACAGGTGGTTTGATGGATGTAGCACCCACAGAAGCGGATGAATGACAACAAAAACTGCTGTTTCCGAGGCGTTTTATCGTGAAGTAATTGATTTAAATCGTTATAGCAACTCAGTTGCTGGTAAATATGCAAGAGCTTATAACGACATAATTATTGCGGCTTCAAAAAGATTAATTGATATTGATTTTAGACAACAAAAAACAACAACATTGGTTGCTCCAGAGACAAGAAAAAGGCTAAGAGCAATTATAAAACAATCAAAAGATAGTCTCAATTCTTGGTCTGGAACATCTGCAAAAGCATTTAAAAAAGAGTTACAAGGTCTTGCAGTATTACAAACTGAATTTATAGAAGAAGAATTAAAAAAAGTTGTAGCTTCTGGTGATATTCCTATTAACAGCGTTGCTGTAAGTAAAGATTTTGGTGATGCTGTCGTAAGTACAGACCCTACAAAATTGAACTTGTTTGGACGACCAGAAGAAGAATTTAAAAAATTTAAAGCTGGTGATTTTGCTCTTACAACAAAAAGAGGTGAATTATTAACACTTCCTAATGGAGAGACTGTTGAAAAAGCTTTTCGAGGTATAGCGGCAAGACAACAAGAGTCATTGGCTAGACATATAAGGCAAGGGGTTTTATCTGGTGAAACAAACGTACAAATTGCAAGGCGATTAATGGGAAGGTTGAATTTTAATGAATATGCAAAAGAAGGTACAAGGGCGTTTGCTTTAGCAGGAAATCAACCATTAAAACTTGCAAACAATCAGATAAAAACAATTGTTAGAACATCAATCAATCAAGTAAGCAATGCTGCAAGTCAAAGTGTCTACGCTGCAAACAAAGATGTTGCTCCTGAATATGAATATGTAGCAACTTTAGACAGTAAGACCAGCTCAATTTGTCAGAGATTAGACGGTCAAAAATTCGGATACGACAAGGGGCCAACACCACCTCAACATTTTAATTGCAGGTCTACCACTGTCCCTGTTGTTGATTATAAAAAGCTAGGACTAACACCACCTAAAGAAACAAAACTAACAACTAGACCAAGTGAAACTGGTCGAGTGCCTCAAAAAGTTTCTTATGGAGATTGGTTGTATGAACAAAGAGCAAGGGGAGCAAATAACAAGTTAAAAAAATATGAGCCAGGTGAAATTCAAATACAAACTTTAGGATTTGAAAAGGCAAAATATTTTAATCGGTTAGCAGCAAAGAGTAATGGCAAAGATGCTTTAAGGCAGGTCATTAGAAGTGATGGAAGTGAAATGACGCTAGAAGATTTAAAGAGAAAGTATGGTAAACCAAGTGATATAAAAGCAAAAGTAACAGCAGCAGCTCCAAAAGTAACTACACCTCCTGTAAAGCCTTCACCAGCAATAAAGAAAATTGATAAAGAAATAGCGGAAACGAAAAAACAATTACAAGAAGCTAAAGCACAATTAAAGGCGTTAGAGGAAAGAGATCCATCTTTGCCCACCATTGCACAATTGCAGGGTATTTCTCCGACTGGAAAAGTAAAAGCTAATGAAGTGAATAAAGCTTTTGATTTAATGGATCAAATGGAAGGATTAGCAGGAGAAAATGCGAGAAAACTTAGAAAATTTGCAGAGAAAAAACAAGTATTCTGTAATTGGTCAAATGCAAAAGAAGGAAATCTTCGTTCAAGCAAACAAAAATATGAATATTTTCTTGATAACCCACAATTTAAAAAAACAATACAAACTTCTTTGAAAAACGAAACAACTTATGGATTTTCAGATGTTTATAGAGACATGGATGCTGCTCTAAAAACTAATGATTTTCGATTTGTATCTTATGAAGCAAAAAGATATTTTACAGCAGGTGGCAAAGGTCGAAAATATATGAATGGAATGACTATAAAAGGAGCAAATCATATTGTTCTTAAGGCAACAAGCAAACAAAAAGCTATTAAAAACTTGAAAAAAATGCAAGACGATATAAAAGATGCTGTTAAATATGCAAAAAACAATCAAAACAACCCTAATTGGGATCGGAATAATTATTGGTCAGCTCATGGGAAAGGTAGGTTTGACGAAGGGACTAGCTGGTTGAAAACTTATGTTCACGAGATGGGTCATCAAATTCATTACACCAATGAAGTGAATAAATTAAGTTCTTATGATTGGATTCCAAGTGCCTATGGAAGTTTGAATTACAAAGAAAGATTTGCAGAAACATTTGTGCAGTTCATCTTCTCACCTGTAGAATTGAAGAAAGCTTCTCCTTCTGCCTATAAATGGATAGAAGACACTCTTGACGCTTCTTTAAAAAAAGTAGATAAATGGACTTAAAAGAACAAGCTTTAAAAGTTGCTGGTAGCTTTCCAAAGTCAAGGGAAGCACCAGAGAAGTTGTTGTCTTTAATTAATAAAGCTAAAGGAGAAAACAAAAGCTTAATAGGTGAGTTGGTTGAAGTTTTATATGCTTCAGCAGAAAATAAACAGGATTTAGATTTAATTGATAAATATTTTGGAGATTAAGATAGTAAAAAAGAAAAAAAAAGACAAAAAAAAATAATCTTGGTAAAATTCTATTAGTTGTTTTTTTCTTTTTATGGCTTACGGAGCGATGAAACCCAAAGGAAAAAAGAAAAAAAAGGGGGGTAAGCGTGGCAAACATACCTGTTGATAAAACTCTTTATGCAAGAGTAAAAGCTGCTGCGAAAAGAAAATTTGCTGTTTATCCTTCTGCGTATGCAAATGCGTGGTTAGTTAGGGAGTATAAAAGCCGTGGCGGTACTTATCGTGTAGGAAAGGAGAAAAAACGTGCCACAAAGAAAAAGTAAAACCAAGGGTAGAGGTGGCTTAGGTCGTTGGTTCTCAGAAGAGTGGGTTGATGTAAAAACTGGGAAACCTTGCGGTCGTCAAAAAGGAGAAAAAAGAGATGGATATCCAGCGTGTAGACCTAAAAAAAGAGTGAGTAGCAAAACACCAAAAACTGTTGGAGAGATGACACCAGCAGAAAAAGCAAAATTTAAAAGAGAGAAAAAAAGCAGTAAAAAAATAAACTATCAACATAAACGCAAAAAAAACACCAAGAAAAAATGAAGAAAAAAGAGCTAACAATTAGACAGAAAAATGCTTTAAAAAGGCATAAAAAAGAACATGGTCATACAAAAGCCCACATGGATGAAATGACTAAATCTATGCTGGCTGGTAAAACTTTCACAGAAGCACATAGACTAGCAATGAAAAAAAAAGGTAAATGAGTAAAGATTCAAGACTAAAAAAAAATAACTTAGATGGATTTAATAAACCCAAAAGGACACCAAATCATCCAACAAAAAG